GGATATGGTTCCTTAATTACAACAACGCACAATATTGATTATATTTCCAAGAAACGCGAATATTTTGGTCCTATTAAATTGGAAAAAATGAATATTCGTGTGTTAAACCGTTTCGGTGAAGTAATTAATCTAAACCAAAATGATTATTCCATGGTATTTGAAATTACACAATTATATTCTTAATTAAAAAAAATAAAATTGTGCTTTAACGGCGCCGTCTTCGGCTTGACTTGCGTCGTGAGCTACGCTTAGAAGTTCGCCGTCTACGACTTCTTCTACCACCTAAGCCAAAGACGCCTACGCCTAATAAGCCTTTCTTTTCATCGCGAGGGGCTTCAACTGATCCGTTAGAATTGTCTGATGAGTTGACAAGTGACCCAACCGAACTTCCTACGGTGTTGCCAAGTGAACCGATTGAACTTCCAACCGAGTTGACAAGTGAACCAACTGAATTCCCAACCGAGTTTCCGAGTTCTCCAACTGAATTTCCGACCGAATTATTAGGAGCTGTATTCATAATATAGGAAAATATTTTAATGTTTCTTAAAAATGCAATTAATAGATTTTACTTGCTTAATATTCATAACTGACGCATCTTGATATTTACAAGATGACATCCAAATTTTTATAATACAAAAACTTTTTTTAGGGGAAATAGATAAGCCAGTAATTGAATTGCATATTGTTTCCGAACTAATTGAATTTCCTACCATTGAACATGCTAAATCTGTCCAAATATCTTTTACATATTTATTGTCTACTTTATATGAAAAACATCCACCATTTTTATTATTTTCATCTTCCCACATTGGATCAATGCCATCGCGCATGATAAATAACATGTAATTTGTAATTAATTTATCAGGTAACAGATGAATTAATTCTACTAATTCTTCCGCATAAGTTAACGTGCAAATTTTTGTATAACTATCTAATGTCCATGAAGTATCATGTTGTAAATGTCCCCATACAACCCATTTGGTTTTAAGAGGGTGTAAGTTCATATACTGTAAAATTAATTAGGTTTAAGTTTTTTAATTAGTTATATATTTATTTTTTTCAAATTCAAGCGTATTAATATATTTCAAATTTGCATTTTCATCTATAATACACATTTCGGTAATAGATTGTATTTTAAACTTGTGTTTTAACCATGTATTAAATAACGGATTGAATAATGTATTTCCTACAATTGCAAATTCTTTTGGGTTCAATGAATATTGACATTGACGATAATTAAATCCAATAGATAACAGTTTATACGTTGGTTCATCAAATTCTTCTATCTTGAAATTTCTTGAAAATTTATATTGAACTTCGCAGTTTTTATTACGTACAGTTAAAAATCCAATTACTGGTTTGGATGTCGGGGTAAACACACGTACTTGCTCACCATCTTCAGTAATCATATAATACGTAATTGTGTTTTTGGAATAATACCATTGCGATATTTTTTTGTATAACTCATATGCATAAATTAAAAAACTATCCATATAATTAAAAATAAATGATTAGTTTAAACAGTTTTAAAATAAAGATTTTATCCATATATGGAAAAGTTTGATGATTATTTAATATTATCAGATAAACATAATTTACATCCAAACTTAACTATTCCACCAACCGATAAACATATCATTTTGTATGGCCCATCTGGCGTTGGAAAATATACACAAATGTTACGTCATGTCCGCAATTTTAGTGCAAATAAACTAAAATACGAAAAAAAAATACAAACCAATACCGATCCAGTATTTATTTTAAAAATAAGCGATATACATTATGAAATAGATTGCGATTTACTTGGATGTAATTCAAAAACAATATGGAATGATATATACACTCAAATTTCAGATATCATTCGCAATAAATATAATGAAAAATTTGGATTTATTGTATGTAAAAATTTTCATCTTGTTCACAATGAATTATTAGACATATTTTACAGTTATTTGCATTCATCTTTACAAATTAAATTTATATTTTTAATGGAATCTATTTCTTTTTTACCCAATAATATTTTATCCAAATGTGATATCATACGAATTCATCGTCCATCTAAACAACAATATAGTGATTGTTTACATTTACCCATACCCGATGTGATTCACAATATTAAAAATATTATTCATGAAATACCTGAAATTGATCAACATAAACAAATTTGCAACACGTTGGCGCATATGATTCAAAATCCTACATCACAACAATGCGCTACATTGCGTGAAGAATTATACAATATTTTAATATATGATTTGGGGATTGAAAATTGTATATGGAGAATTATTTCATTGTTAACTTTAAATACAGAACAACAATTAGAAGTTGTCTATGCAACTATTGATTTTTTACATTATTACACTAATAATTATCGGCCTATCTACCATCTAGAAAAGTATATATACAAACTTACATACATTGTAAATAAATGCAAATAAAAAAATTGAAATCATTTTACTAAAATAAATATATCATACACCATCCAACTTCCAACATGTCTTCCGTTCTCGCTCCTTTCGCTTTCGTGCATGCTGGCACCAAGAACGCTAGCGGCGAATCTGTTGGAACCAGCAGCATGACTTCGCGCATCAAGTCTGATTTCCTTGCAGAATATCCTGGCGCACGCCTTGAATTTCGCAAGACCGATCGTATCGGCGGAACCAACACGCATGTGTTCTGGATTCTTGTACCCAAGGCAAACGAATCTCGCTTTCAGCCGATGCTTGAGCGTATCGGCTCGGATTTTCACCAAGGAAATGGATTTGTCGTCTACAAGTGGAAGCCGCGTACTGTGGAAACTCCAATGGCATGTGAGCCAACTCGCATGCAGGCAGCAAAGATCGGCTATAAGATGTCCAACACGTGGGGCGCGGAACTTTCTCCAGAACTAGCAGCAACGGTCATTCACTGCCCTCGCAGGTCAAAGTAAACACACAAACAGGAGGAGCTCGGGAGCTGGACAACATCATCTTTTTTTATATAAATTTTAAAAAAATGAATACAATTAATAGGGCGGATAATCCACCAACTGCCATGGGTGAGTTGCGAAAATAGACAATTAATCCAACAAAAAATACTATTATTGCAAATATCATAAACATATACATATCCATATTATTTGGATATAAATTATTTTTATCAAAATATAGTATGGTAGAATATAACGATATTTTCAATACAACTACGTTAATTATAACAGTATCATTAGGATTAATTGTAGGGTCAGTGAATTACTTTACACGACATGATAATGATGTCATGAAAAGTATTATGAAAAAGACAAGATATAAATATACTCAACGAGAGGGTCCGCTATTACCTTCCAAACTTTTAAATTTTACTCCAGTTGGCGGAAAAACACGTAAACTACGTTAAGCAAACTTAACCAACATACTTGAGACAATAGCAGCAATAACTATTGCTGTCAAAAATGTTAAATTAGATTTAGGTGCAAAATAAAACGACATACCAACTAATACAATAAATATTACTAAACTTATTACAATAGAAATACCAACATCCATATTATTTATTTAGAAATTTATATGTAATATTCATATTTTTTGATCGTTTCAATCATATCATCATTGGATATATGTTTACATACGGCGCAAATTGGCCGTAAATTTTGAATGTCATCCGTTCCGCCATTTTTTTTTGAAACAACATATCCTATTTCAAAATTTTTAATCGTAATGCGTATTTTTTTGCAACAACAACACGTATGTTCATTAATAAATTCACTTATATAAATTCCCCATAGTTGTGATCGGATTGCTTTTGGAATAGCGGATGTAGTTGAAGTTGGTAATTCTGAAAATGTATGCAAATTATTCATGGGTGAAACCAAATACAATCCATATTGTTTTACATAATCAACCATATCACGTTTCCCCATAGAACTGTTACATGATGAACAGATAGGACGTAAATTTCCAATGTCATCACCACCGCCTTGTGCTTCGGCAATCACATGTCCTGCATGAAAATCATCAATTTTAATCATATGTTTCTTACAACAAAAACATTTGTGAATATTAATGTGTTGACCAATGTAATAATTCCAAATACAATCCTTTACGGCAGTTGGCAATGATTTTTTTATTTTTTTTGGTTCGGGTTTAATTTCTACTTTTGGTTCTGATACAACTATTGGTTCGGGTTTAATTTCTAATTTGGGTTCTGGAACAAGTATTGGTTCTGGTTCACTCCAAGGTTTCCAAGCAATTCGTTCATACGATTTCAATACAATCTGATCATTGATTACAAAATGATCAGATTCTATAGAGACAACCGTGTATACTTTCCCCTTTTTGAAAAGTGTATTTGTAAAAATGTTTTCAAATATAATTTCATTGGGAACATTTATATCTGTACAATAGAGTTGACATGAATTTTCTTTATTTATAATATAAAAAACTTGGTTTGGCAATATATTTTGTTTAAACCTATATGGTGTCAAATTCAATTCTTTACTAAAATATTTAGACGTAGTTGCCATTATACATATTTTATATAAATGTTTTTAAATATAATTTAAAATATATGAAAAGCACTAGATAAAAATGAAGAATCAAAAGATAAAATATTATTCTAGTATATGTCAAAAAAGTGCGTTTCTACGTGTAAAGGATTAGACGAAAATGTTTGCAATCCACCACAATGTAAATATATTAACAAAACCAGAAAATATTGCCGTCTTGACCATAAATATAAAATGAATAAACCAGCATGTAATGTAACTTTAAGAAAAAATGGCGCATTTGTTAAAAATCCAGTAAATAACGCAAATGTGGGCAAAGCCCGAAATCGTATTTCGCGTTTTATACGATCCTCCAAACTATATTTAAATAAAATATGTCCAAGTTCAGGAGCATGTATTGCATTTGGCAATAGCACCGACCAACTTACTGATTATTTCAAAGGATTTACCGGATTTGAATATGCAGTGTCCCCGATTAAACGGATAGGAAATTCATCTGTAAATGGTTTTATCAATGAAATAGAATATGACAGGGGAGGATACAAATCTCACGCTATACTAAAATCGTCACAAAAAATAAATTCTGATAATTTAGTGTATGAATATATAGTAGGAACTAAATTAATCAACCGATACATGAAATTATTCCCATGTTTCGTACAAACGTACGGATTATATTTTTATGATAGTCCTGATAACTGGAGTTTATTCAAGAAAACAAAACGATTAGATAAAGATAAATTACAACATTTAACTTTACAACGCAATATTGATTATGCAAAAGCATGCACTGAATCTAAATTTGCAGCCATTCTTATTCAACATATACATGATGCAAAAACAATAACGGATATGGTTAATAATAAAGGTTTTGTAGTGAATGATTTATTATTTATCATGTTCATTGTATATCATGCATTAAGTTCATTATCTACCGTATTTACTCATTACGATTTGCATACTGGGAATGTATTGCTATATAAACCAAAAGAAGGGTATTATATAGAATATCATTACCACAATAAGGATGGTACAACACAAACCTTTTGTTCTCCGTATGTTCCCAAAATTATTGATTATGGTCGTTCTTTTTTTAATAATGGAACTTTAAATGGCAATACCATTTATAATAAAGTGTGTTCTACACCTGAATGCAACCCTAAATGTGGTAATAAAAAAGGATTTAAATGGTTGAATCCAGTTCCGCCTGATGCGCAAATAAGTGCATCTAAAAAGAATGAAAGTCACGATTTGAGGTTATTAAATACATTGAATAGATTTATACGACATGCAAGTCAATTACCTACCTTTGTAGAATTGAAAACAATATACGACAAGGCCATGTATGGCGTTGGGTTATTTGGTCGTGATAAACAATATGGTACAAGAGAAGTGTTGGATATGGCAACCGATCAATATATTTATAATGTGAATAGTGCGTTTTTAGAATTAAAAAACGCAATATCCAAACCAGATGTAATACAACGAAACATAGATAGATATACATCTGAAATTAAATTAGGGGAATTGCACGTCTATAATGATGGTCAGCCAATGAAATATATATCTTCAGTTCGGGTGTAATAATATAATAATATCGCGAAACATGTCTTCCGTCAATTTAATTTCGTGAAGTTCATTATAGGTAGTTAACAAATCACCTAAATCATATTGATCTTCAAAATACGGATGATTATCCAAAAATAATTTTACATTTTGAATGTATAATTGTTTAGACGTTAACGGAACAATGTCATCTTTACACAAGTTCATTTGCGTAATACTATTTTTAAAATTTGAATGCGATATGATTAACGGTAAATTTTTTTGTTTCAAATAAGAACGCCAAAGAAAGTAAAAGTTTTTATAGGACATGGACCCAGTAGTATGCATGGTTTCATCAATGAACATGGAAATAATTTTTTCAGAATTATTTAGTTTCAAATATAAAGTGGTGTTGATAAATTCAGTATCGTCACATTGTGTTAAAAATCCTTCGGCATTGGAATACTTGGTAGATAAATAATTGGATACGCTGATAATATTTAAAATTTTAGTAGGAGAAGGATATAATTCGGGACAAATACCAGTAATAATTCGGCAATGTTCGTATTTATGATCATAAAATTTATATTTAAACGTATCCGAAACACTTTTGGTAGTCATAATATAAATTTGTTCGGCAAATTTCCGAATCATAGATTTAAACGAATTGTCTATAAAATAAATATAAGGTTGATCTTTTTTACCCAACATGGAATCTCCCAAAATGGTTAAAAAATATTTTACGTGATTTTTGGTTAAAAAAATGGACAAATTTTGAATTACAGATTTTATCGTAATTGAATCGGGAATACTGGATGAAAATAAATTCTCCTTGATTCGTTTTAAAATGTGTTTCTTAATTTTATATTTCCATATTTTCAATTCGTTATGTTGTAATTCTGATAAAATATAGTGTGTGATATCGTCTTCAGAAATAATAGAATAATTGTGATCACTGTATTCTATAAAAATTTCAGTTTGAGGAATATAAAAAATTAAGTGTTCTGTCAAAAACTCCTGAATATAGGCTTCCTTTTTTTCATTGAGTTCATTCAGTTGTGCGGTTTTTTGGATATGATGTGTTTCAATAGTTTGCATCAACTGTGGTAAATTTGCTAGATATAAAGCCAACTTATCATTCATATATGGGTTGGTTTTATATTTTTCTATTAAATCTTTTATAGAATCCATTTTGCTTTAAATACATGATATATATTTAAGCAAAAATAATTAATGTTTTCTACGGGTTGTTTTACGGTTTCGTTTACGAAATTTCGTGTTTTTTCGTCTACCTCCAGATGTTGGTGGAATTCTAGAATCTTGGTCAGGTTCATTGCCAATTGTCGCATCACTTAATAATTTCAAACAACCACTATCATATATTTCTATCCTGGAAGTAGGAAAACGTTTTTTTACAGATTTAATAATGTCTGAAAGTTTAATTCGTTGTGTCCAATCAAGATCATCTAATCTAAATTCTTGTACATCTCCATCATTTACGACCATAGACACTAAGGTAAACCCGCTGGTAGGAGTATATGCTTGATTCCTTGGATAAAATCTAATATATTTTTCGTACATGAAAGGTTTTTCGGTCCAAAATCCATCTTGTTGGTATACAAATTCTATAAGGCTTGGGTGACTATGTCGTTGTGCTATATGCTGCGCATGGAATTGTTTATAATCATCTCCTAATTGTTTAAGAAAAGAAGAGTTCATTGTTTCTTCGTTTGAATAATGATCTATAATAATTTCTGTTGTTCCTGGTCGCTGTCCCATTGCACATACTCCAAAATTAGCACATGATGCGTATTTTACATTTTCAAACTGTTCCATTTCTATTGGACGGTGACTTTCGTCATCTTTTGAATAAATTAATTGTCCTCTACCATTAAGTAAAAGAACAATGATTGGCGGTTTTAAAGCTGCCATACTTTATAAATATATTATTTCTAAATTATATGACAGATCTAGATAAACCGAAAAAAGAAAACATTCAGTATTATGTAAAATTTTCATTCAATATGACTTATATTTTTTTGTTAACCACTGCGACTATTACGTTTATTGAAGCCATGCGAACGTCTAATCCAACTGTGCGTCATGTCCTTAATTTAGAAACTGCCATTTCAATTATAGCAGGATATTTTTATTCCGTTTTCTTACAAAAAATAGCAATGTATGAAAAAGAAAATAAACCCATCAATTGGGAAGATGTTGTTAGAACCCGTTATATAGATTGGTCCATGACAACGCCTCTAATGTTATTGGCATTATGTTTAACACTTTCAACTGCAGTTGGGAAAACAATTGCATTATCTACGTTATCCCTCATTGTTGTATTAAATTATGCAATGTTATATATTGGATATTTAGGAGAAAGGGGATGTATGAATAAATGGATGGCATGTATTCTTGGATTTATTCCACTTGTTATCATGTTTGGAGTAATATACAAAAAATTTGTATCCAATTTTTCTAATAAGGTAATATTCGGTATTTTTGTAAGCATATGGTCGTTATACGGAGTAGTCTATATGTTTGATGATTTGGCTAAAAATATGGCAATGAATATTTTGGATTGTCTTGCCAAGTGTTTATTTGGATTGGGATTATGGGCCTATTTCAGTAAAATTATCGTTTTAAAATAAATTACATTCAAATAACAAAATATTTGAATATAAATAAAAAAATTACGAAATACGCTTCGTAGGAATTTCGGCACTTACAATATAAAGCGAGTTCTCAGTTTCTACAATATATTGTACGCCTACCTTAAATACTTTAGAAATAGGGCTGGTATACTCATCCTCGTTCTTTACGAGCAACTTTTCCCCACCTTCACGTACACCAATAACGACCGACTTTGCAAGTGATAGTGTCCAGTAATCCAACATGATAGGTTTATCCTTCTCAATAGAAAGTTTAGAAATGTGTTTCATTACTAACTCACATGGTAATTTTGGGTCCGACATGATACTAAAAGTATATATGCTTTAAATACTTATTTTATATAAATAGTTTTTTTAATTCTTTTCTTCAAAATATCTGGTTTCGTATAATTATTTTTTTTATCAACAATATGCGTATATAATTCTTTGAGTAATTCTACAATATAATCATATATTTTGTAAATGATTTGAATAGAACATTTACCAACAATGAGAATACTTCCAGTTCTAAAAATCATAAAGGAAACAATATTATTTGGAATAGGTGTGGATACAATTTGTCCGTCATGGGTGTAATATATTTTGCATTGTATACCTGGATAAGAACATGGATCATATACAGCAGATATATTTTTTTCATATCGTAGTTTATTATATAAATGGTCACGATTTATATAATACCCGCAATTAAAGTTAGAGTTGATTAGTACAGTTTCCTCGTTAGATGCATTATAGTTAACATCTGGATAATGTAATTGCAACTGGTATAGCAAATGTTGAATTACAAATGGCAAATGTTCTTTGTGTTGTATTCCAGGTATTTCTATTTTGCCAGTATTGAAAATTTTCACATGAAATTCTTTAAATGTATCATTGAGTTCAATACGCAAGATAATAACAATGCAGTTATAAAATGCGCCCTTTTGTTTCAACCGATATGAAATAATATCTTTTTTGGACATTCCAATCGTAATTTTACTTATATTTTTATATTTTATATTTCCGCGTTCATTTTCTATATGTTTTATTGTACTGCGATACCCATATCTACCTGATAATTTAATATTTGCATCTAGTTCATTCACTTCTTCCGCCGAATTACAGCTTAATTTAATTTGTTTTTTGATGATACCTTCTTTTTGTTCATAATAGGGAATAACCGCCAGTTTCCAAAATAATTCAGTAATATTGAATTCACGGTTTAAATAAGATATAATTGTGTTTGTTGAAATATATAATTCTGTTGAATCAGGAATTATATCATCATCTAATGTATTTAAATGATCAATATCTAAACACGGTGGTGTGTTTGTCAAAAAATTTGCCCATTCATCTTCCAAATCCATTCTTAACTATTTAGTTTTATTTCTTTAAGTTCAATTTATAAATTAAAAATATAGTGAATCATATACTCTATATTTACATCTTGAATGTGAATGGCTAATTCCAAATCGTTTAATTTATTCAAATCAAATGTATCTAACCGATTCATGATAATGTAATATAAATATTCCTTTATAATGTGACGTTTATCCATATTATAATGTAGACTAATTTCGTTTACCTTTTCAATTGGGGTTTCCGAGGAGTGTAATTCATTCCATATATCGGAATGAATAATATTAGATGTAGAATTTTGGTTTGTTTGCATATAATTAATCATACTTCGTATATCCGATCCAAATAATTCTTGTATATATTTAATTTGTAAATCATTCAAATATAACTTTTCCGATTCAGATACACGTTTTAAAAACGTTATAATATCTTGAACTGGCAAATGATTAAATTTTATTTTTAAAAATAAAGATTGTAATGATACATCTATTTTGCTGATATAATTACAAATTAAAAAAAATCGGGTATTTTCAAAGGTATCATTCATTAGATAAATTAATGCCTGTTGCGCGTTTTTGGTCATAGAATCTACTTCATCTAAAATAACAATTTTTAATCCTGTGTTAAAAAATGTTTTTGAATTAACAAAGGAATGGATTTGGTTTCGTATAATATCAATGCCTCTATCATCGGACGCATTTAAATGTATAACTAATCCTTTATTGATTTCTTGTTTTTTTTCTTGATACATTTGAATAAGGTTAATAATGGTAGTTGTTTTTCCTGTTCCTGGTGGACCAAAAAAAAGCATATTGGGAATATATTCCTGTTCAATCATACTTTTGAATAATAATTCGTTGTAAGGATTTAATACAATAGAATGAAATGTATTAGGGCGATATTTTTCGGTCCATGGAATATCCATTTATGTTATAATAATTATCTATTTATATTATATGGTATTAAACTTAAAAAATATGGGCAGTTTATTTTCAAATAACGCAATGGTATACTACAAACCGCACAGTTTGGCACCAGGTGGTATAGGATCAGTTCGTAATTATCGCAAAAAATCCAAAAAGACATAATTTATCGTGCATTCATCATGGATGCATTTCCTGACAAAAAAGTCAATACGTTATATCGTTCTTCAACTACATATAAATCATAAGTATACAAATACAATTTATGCATTGTTTTATTTACTCCAATTTGTTGATTATTATCAATATCGCAAATAACAAAAAATTCAGACTCGTTGTCTAATGGCGGTGTAATGGTTGTAAATTCAAATTCTATTTTAGAATATTTACTCAAATTAATTGCGCCAGATGGCTGTAAATTAAAAGGCGATGTATTCAAACAAAAATTGTAGCAATATAAACCATTTAAATTAGATGAACCATATCCTTGACACATGAGATATTGTTGATCTTGCAAATAAATATTACCAGTTCGCGTTTCTTCGCGTACTAATCCATCAAACAAAATTCCAAAATTAATTAATATATTTTTTTGGTTTTCAACATGAAAATCTCCAGTGCCATAATAATACGTTAATGTATTACTCATTGGATCTATACCATATCCAATATTAGTACCAAATGGATTATTTTCAATATTATCCGTTAATAATTTTATATTATTTGGAAGATAATCATGATCCCAATTTGTAAAATTACTCCATTCATTGCGTAAATCTACATCAGATCGTTGAAACATAAACATCCAACTTAATACCAACCCAGCCGAGTTTTGAAGCCATACTTTGTCGCTAATTGCTACATGTTTGAATACAGTTTGATGATATTCCTTTACCAAATATTTTTGCGGATTCATGGCAAATAATTTGGATTCTTCTTCCGACAAAAAACAATATTGGCACGACAGATGAGTATTTTCATTCCAGGATGTGTTATTAGATGGGTATGTAGTATTTCCAGTTAAACCGCTATTAATATTTACGGCAGGAGGTGATTGTAAAAATCTGTAAAATTGATGTTCAATATTGGTCATGTTTGGAGCAACTAAAGGAAAATTATTTGCATAAT